TACACTTCCACAATCAAACCGACTACAAGCCTGTTTGCATCTTCATCAGACAATAAGGCGAGTTCGCCTTTTTCATAGTGTCTTGGCTGTCCTTCGACATCGAAGTTGCCAGAGAATAAAAACTTTACTTTTATCATGTGTTTTGCATCTCCGAAACGGTGAGGGCAATATCCGCGCCGTGATAGCTGTTACCTGCGGGGTCGGTACGGGGGCCAAACGTCACCGCGCCAAGTTCCACGCTTGCCTTCCCGCTTGCATAAGAGTGATTGGTGATAGCGGCATTGATAATCAACACAACCTTATTCACAACATCACTATAGGCAACTGCCGTGTTTCCCAAGTTACCGACCTGCGTTCCTAAAAACCTGTAATTCAGCGTGTAATTCAAATCCACCTGTGCGAGCGCCCCATGTAAAAACGACTTGTAATCAGGGCTAAATCCAGTAAGCGGGTTTTCAGGATTTAAATACAAAACATACGGCGTACTTGCCCAATTTGCCACGATACCATCGTAGTCTTTGATGGTGACTCCACTAATTGAAAGAGCAGAAATTTCATCCGTAATAGTTGTGAGTAGTGAGGAAATCGCCATTATGTCAAAATCCTGTAGTGCATAATGATTCGATGTGCATATTCTGGAACGTCATCGGGGCGAATGACAACACCCGAGGCGGTAACGCTTATCCTGCCTGAGGACGATTGCCCGCTCCGTGACGAATAGATGTTCTGGACGATCTCCAAACAAGCGTCTTTTATGTCAGTGGGTACGGCCAGCCAGCCGCGCTTCCCTGTGATGCGTATCCCTTTGCGTTGAGTGGGGAAGTAGTTCGTTGATAGCGGGGAAATCTTTAACTCACCAATCGGCAAACCCTCCGCCGCGTAATTGTCGGGGAGTATGTCGTAGTCGGTAGAGGCAAGCGCGGTATATGTTCGGGTATTGGCAGAGTCAACGGCAACTGTTGTGATGCTTGCGAAGTCAGGCAGGATAACGCAATCAGAATCTTTTGCCTGATAGTAGTACGTGCCGTCATTGGTGTCAGCCCAAAACCTGCGGCCTGTCTGTCTGTCAATAAAGCGACTGGACGATTCAAGCATTGCTTCAATTACCGTGTCATCGCTTGTGTCCGTGCCAACCGAACCCGCCAGCCCACGCATTGCCATATATGCCTTAGATTGCGCTAACGTTGCGTAACCGTTCGTTACCGTCATTTATGCCTCAATCATGTAAAGCACAACATTGCCACTCTTTACAGACCCGCCCGACGCTATAACAACTTTTGGCCGCCCGTAACAAAGGGGGAAGGTGTGTGTGGATAGTGCTGTTCCGTCAGTGTTCAGGGCTTGCGCTACGCGGGGGTAAACCATTTGGTCACTGTTGAAGTCTGCCTTAACTAAAATCGGAATACTCAGGTTTTGTTCTTCGCTGGTAACTGTCACATCCACGCCATCAGCCAAGTCGCCGTCAACCAATTGGACGGCATACACATAACCGACAGCCGCTTCACCGTATGCGGTGCATGAGCCGTCCGTAGCGGTTGTAATGTTTACGACTCGCTTAATCATGACTGCCTCCGTCCGCGTTTCGCGTTCTTAAACTCTTTGGGTTGTGGCGGTTCCTCCGCCTGCTCGAATTGCGGTTCAACATTAAGGTATTTTGCTACAACCTGTTCAACCGCAACCGCCATCTTATTGGCAATCAGCCAATTACCAAGAGTCGTTCCCACTTCCACCTCTTGATTTGGTGAGTAGTGGACGTGTGCATCCTGGTAGTGTAGTTTCATTTTTACTATCATGCGTTCCTCCATTTCTTCCAATCGTCACGCACTAGAACGCTTTCAGGCACGTAACTATCTTGACTTATATTCAAAACCCTTACATTGGGATTTGAGTGTTGTATCTCCATATAACCAATGTTCCAGTGTTCGTCTGTCTGTGCCTTCGGCATCTGTGGATCGTCGCCCCAAAAGTGGGCAATAAGGTTTCCGTAGCCTGGCTTTTGTTCGACGCCTATCATCAGCAGGGTTGTAAAGCCCATGTGTATTGCAATCTGCATTGCAGCCGTCATGCTGTTGGTAAAGCCTATCCCGTGCGTCAGGGCGTCTTTGTTTGTCACTGGATGACCTGATAAGAATATGTGAGTGCGGCACGGCTTGAACAGTATCAGGTCATCGTTTGTCCATACACCCAAATCAGAGGGGACAAACTTCGGCACATCGGGGTAAGCCAGTTTCACCGCTTCGCCGTGTACGCTTTGAATTGCCGCGTCAACCGCCACGTAATAGGTCGGCTTCCATCCTTCGTATTTATAGATGGTATTCAATCCGAATGACGGATAATCAAACCATTCAGGCGGCGTTTTCAGTAGATTTGCGCCGTTGCCAACCATGAGGGCGGTTTCGCCTTTATGCCTGTTGTGAAAGTTCAATGCTCATCCATTCTTTGTAATCGCCTCGCGGAATAATGCTTTCGTCTACGTAAGTGTTGGGCGATATGTTCAACACTTTTATTTTGTTCTCTGTCATGTGCTTTACAATCTCGCGGTATCCGTCAAGCCACTGCTGAACTGGTGCGCCCTCGTGCATCCCTTCATCCTCGCCCCAAAAGTGATTACGGGGTTTGTTCGGCTTGTGTTCCATGCCTATGATTAGTAATGTAGTAAAGCCCATCCACGCGGCCAGTTGCATTGCAACGTGCATGATGTTTCCGTAGCTTATGCCGTCCATGTCCATGAGCTTGTCATAGTTCATCGGCATCCCGTTCGTTGGGAAAAGAGGGCCGGGGCGATGGAAAAACCTGTAAAAGTTCTCACCCTGCCACTCGTTTAGGTTCGGCTTCGGGATGAACTTCGGAATATCCGCATACTTTTCGTTTATCTCTTTTCCAAATTCACGCATGACTCTGGAGTCAACGGCTGTATAGTATGTCGGCTTCCATCCTTCGTATTTCTGGATCGTGTTCATCCCGAACGATGGATAATCAAACCACGCGGGCGGGGTCAGGTGTAAGTTCTCACCGTTCCCAACCAGTAAACATGTCTCGCCCGCGTGGGATTTATAGAACCGTTGCATTAAGGCTTTGGCAAAATCGTGTACTGAACGAAATAGTTACCAGCCTCAGTCGCCGCCACGCCAGTATTGCGGGTAAAGATGGTTGTATTGGCGGGGATGCGCACATCCAAAGGCGTGCCCAGTGTATATGAGCCAACTGCCTTTGATACTTCAATCGAGGTTGCGGCAACCAATGTCGCTCCGCCAGCGGTAATGCCTGTCTTCCAATTCGCGTTCGCTGTACCTGCGGTATCTGTTGCGGTTGTGTAAACCGCACGCGCGTCTACGATGTAGCAATCGAATGGGTAAGGGCCAACGCTTGCATCGTCTTCGGTTGTGCCGCTTCCTGCATCAATGTTGAACGTGGTACGGGTGGTTGCAACGAAGGTACGCTGATTGCCAGCGCCGCGATAAGGGAAATGCTTTTTATTTGACATTTTATTTTCTCCGAGGGGCGGAGCGTAAACCCCGCCCATCATCCGATTATCTTATATGGTGATTACACACCAACGTTATCAAACTCCCACATTGTAAGTGATGGCACTCGCCTCAAGATCACGATAGCCCAAGCCCAAGCGCATGAAGGATACAATCTCCCATGAGTCGGCGTTGGCGATGCGGGTGACTTCCATTGTCATGCGGCGCTTGAACGGCATCTTCCATTGGTCAAAGCGTACGGCCAAGATTGCACCCGTTGTGTTATTCGAGGCGGTGTCCTGGTCAACCTTACCAGCGGTATTTACCTTGCGCTCATAGCCTGCACCGGTCGAAACCTTGTGCATATTGAACGCGGGAATTACTTCATAGCCCCAGGCGCGTTTCAGGAAACCATTCTCGAACGTGGCATTGCTGAACACGTCGCGGGTTTTGGCTTCGGGCAGTTTCAGGTTTGCAAAGTGGGTATTGAAGTCCACGATAAACGCAACCTGACGCGGGTCACTGCCTGCGATACCAGCGGCACCCATCAATTTGAGAGTGTCAATGTAATCGTCAGCGATAAGCCCACCATTGGCATTACGGGCATTCAGGCCAGAGTTCAGCATGAGCGCCACTTTGCGGAAACCATCCCACACAAGGAAGTAGTCAGTCGCGGCGGGGGTGCCTGCAATATCATTGATATTGTTCGAGGATGACAAGTCGCTGTCACCGTCGATGATTGCGGATTCGAGTGTATCCGCACCACTCTTAGCCATCTGGTTTCGCAGTTGGGGAGCGAAGCGAATCAAGGAATCTTCGTTGAGTTCCTCAGTGAACAGAACACGCGCACCCAATTTGGTCATGGTGATGTTCTTGTTCGCGGTTGCCATCTGTGAAGCGGCAACAGTTGCGGCGGGAACTTTCAAGGTCGAATCAGAAGCGGATGCCTCTGCGACTTTGTACCACGTCATGTCGGTTGATTCCAGCGGCCAGGTCTTGCTCGAATAGCCATCTGGCACAACTTCGGACGGGACGCGGGACGTCACAAGATTTTCACCGCGAATTGATTCCCAAATGTCAGTACTGTAAAGAGTTCCAACCCAGTCCGAACCGATAAGCGATCCGCCTGTATACATCGGGTCAGTCGCGGCCTTGATTGCGGCTTCGATTGCCTGAGTGTTCGGCTCAATGTTGCTTTTGGTTTCGTTGCGGAATGTGTTCTTGATATAGTTGATGGTCTTCGCGGCCTGTTCGTTCGTGGCCTTGTCTGCATCCAACTTACCAATGCGGCGGCTCAAAGCCTTGTATGCGGCGGCAGGGATATTGACATCCACACCCTGACGCTTGAAAGCCTTGCTGGCTTCAATGTAGGCAGAGAGTTCGGAGTCGTTCAAATCATCATATTTTGCTTCATCGCTGAATTGGCGGACATACGGTGAGTCACCAGACTCGGGGCGGCGTGCGGCGGCTTCCCACTTCTCATGCTCGGCCTTAATCGCTTCCTGAATCTGCTTTTCGGTTTCGAGTTTGCGTTCTTCTTCCGCGTCTGCGTCTGCTTTGGCAAGCAGTTTTCCAGCGTCTTCCTTCGCCTTCATCGTGGCGAGATCGCTGTTCAGTCTCTCAAGTTCTTTCTGTTCGTCTGCGGTCAGGTTGTCAGTTCCAGCCAACACCTTTACACGCGAGATAATTTCCTTCTTTTCCATCGTTACTCCTCGGCCTATTCAAGGGCCTCCAATAATAGTTTTGATTGTTCTTTTAGTTCAATGACCCGCGCACGATTCCTTACCTGTTCGGCCTCAGTCTCGCCACTAGTGTCCACGTCAGGGAACGGAACGCCCGCATCCCTGTACATTGCCTTCATTGCTGGCAACGCCATCGCAAATTGACTCGCGGGCTGTACGTTACCGTTACCCTTATCCCAAATCGAAATTTCAGCCAACGGCCAAACGGCTATTCGGCCGGGGCGGTTCTTCTCG